TTTTTTACAGTTTCTACAGTCATTACTCGTGTGATCCAATTCTCTGCGGCATCAGCAACATAGTGACGACTTTTATCAGGATATTCAATTCGACCTACAATTTGGTTGTCTTCAAAAAAACTACACATCAAGTATTCGTCATCCACAAAACTAATGATTGCTTCTCGATTGTCTTTTTGGAATTTATTGTAATAGTCCATTAATATTTCCTTTGTTATGGTGCGCCTGGAGGGACTTGAACCCCCACGCCGTAAAGCACTAGAACCTAAATCTAGCGTGTCTACCAATTTCACCACAGGCGCTTTAATGGTGCTCCCACACGGACTCGAACCGCGGACCTACGCATTACAAGTGCGTTGCTCTACCAGCTGAGCTATAGGAGCGTTTTTATTATGAGAAATGTTTGTTTAACATTTCAATGCGATCTTCTGATGCAGCCATTTTATCCAGTTCTTCTTGGATTGCTTCTACAATATCACTGTGTTCACCAATGCCTACACTTTGATTCATATAAACCATGATGTTTGTTTTAGCACGTTCTAGCTCACCTTCGGCATGCATACGTGCGGCTTTAACTAATTGAGCACTCATACTCATTGTTTTCTCCTTTACTCGTGTTCGCCGCCGTAACCACGTGAATTAATTCCGTTGTCTCTACGGAACACAGTTGGATTACGTTTGGCTGTTTCAAATGTTGCTACTGTTACGGCAATTGCGGCTAATAGTAATGCATGTAGCATCATGCTAACTACCCCTGCCCACATGCTACCTACAATAATAGCAAATACAATACACCACATCCATGCCAATACTTGCATAATCATGTGTCGTGTACTAAAGTCAGGGATGTTGCAGAGTGGATTCTTTTGATGATCCATTACTACATTCCAACAATTATATACCCATTCTCTCATTGATATTACCTTTCTAAATACTACCTTTGTAGGATAGTGAGCATCAACATCGTCTCGATACTCTATTGCATCGTTTACATCATGAAACTCTTGTGATATTTTTTTATCATTAAACCATGCTGTTACTCGATACATTCTTTACCTCGTTATAACATAATATAGCAGTGTTGAATTAGATGTCAACCTTTTTCTGCTTTTTTTACTTATCTGCTTTCATCGTCTCTGGAATACAGTATGCCCTAATAGGAGGTGCTCCTGTATACGTAAAATTAAGTTCACGTGCTATATGAGTGCAGTCGCTGAGTTTGGAATAATAAACTCTGTCAGTAATCTCTTTGCCCATGCTTTCGATTACCAATACAAAATATACTAAACCAAACTCTATCATATACATATTTATGGTAGTCCTGACAGGAATCGAACCCGCATCGTTTGAGCTACAGGACTATATTTGGTGCGCCCGGTAGGATTCGAACCTACAGTCGACCCGTTATGAGCGGGGGGCTTTAACCGTTAAGCTACAGGCGCTGTTTTGGTACTCGCACCCGGACTCGAACCGGGACGCACTAAGGCCACAGATTTTAAGTCTGTTATGTCTACCATTCCATCATGCGAGCGTTATTGGCCTGCCCTAGAGGATTCGAACCTCTGACCTAGTGCTTAGAAGGCACTTGCTCTATCCAGCTGAGCTAAGGGCAGTTTAAATCCTTTCTTACGCTACTAATTCGTAAGGCTTGTTCCACTGACCAACATTGATGTCAGTGTAGTGACTGCGACTGAAGTAATCAGTCATTGCGTCATCGTCGTTAAAATACTTGGGACCTTTCATAGCCGCTAACAGCTCATTTAGAAAGTCACGCTTGACACCATCATAATGGCTATCAATCCAGTATTCGTTAACTTGACAGTATCCGTCACCGTGTGTAAAACTGTCGCTAAAATCAAGAGCGCCTGCTTTAATATTCACAGCAAGTGTTGAATGGTTGCGAACTGCAATACTAGCTTTCATTTTGTATTTTTTCAATACATCTTTAATTGCTGGTGCTAGTTCTTTTTTCATCGCTTGTGATACATATGCCATTTTCGAAGTCCTCTTCGTTTGTTTAACTTACAATAATAATATAGCAGTAAGACGTCTTGTTGTCAAGAAAAAAAGACGTCTTTTTTAATCTTTTTTACCACTCTTTAAAGTCGCCAGACTCTTCGTTGTCACGATAGCCAGCAGTATAAGCAGTAATTTCCTCGGGTGTCATATCTTTCATTTCGATACGAGTACCTTTATTTGTACCTTCGGGCCAATAGTGAGGATCAAAGCTTCGTCCATAATAACTATCAGCACCGCCCCTATCATAGGGTCCACCATGTACTTCATCATATAGTGGCAATTTAGTTGAAAGTTTTGCTTCAACATCTACAGGTAAAGACGACATCATGCAGCCTCCTTTTCTCTACAAATATTTTCGATGTGTCGTTCAATAGCACTATCGCTCCAATTGGCAAAGTCTAAGGAACGTGCATAACCTTTACTGACATAATCAGCAGTAATGTAGTATGCATCTTCTTCTAGTTGAATACGCATATATTCTTTAAGAGTACCTGAAGGAACACGATCACTCCAATACTCAGTTTCAGTTGCCGCAGGCATCATACCCATCCAACAACCAGGTTGCTTTGAAAACTCTTCAGCTTCTTTGCGTTGAACGTTGATATAGTCAACTAGTGCAGTTTCCATATTATACATTATGCTACCTCTCCAAACAGTTTTCCCATATTTTCGAACACCACATTATAAGCATTCACTTCAGCTTCATAACACTCATAAAAGTCATCATCATCTTCAAAGCGGTCACTGCCACTCGCATGTTCATCCCATACACGTTGCATAGCATTCATACCTTCAAGTGCATCACCACGACCAAAGTTTGTGATTGTGTTCCAAGCACTAGTAAAATCTACTGTGTTTTGATAAAAACTAGGGATTCTAAACATCGTGTATTCCTTCTTTGTTTCTAACTATACATATAATATAGCACCAAGAAGTCTTACTGTCAAGTCTTTTTTTGATCTTTTTTTAGATTATTTGTGTTTTTTCGTGTCCTACACGTACTTGCGGATCTACATATATGTCTATGTCCAGTTGCTTTGCATCCAAACACCAAGCAACATCTTCACTACACATTTCATATCCCTGCGGTATTTGTAACTTCTTAGGAGCAAACCACGGATATTCCATACGTTCAAATATACCTTGTTTTATCATTACCCAACCAAAACCTATATAATCTGCTTTGAAAGCAAACTTACGTTCTAGCATTTCCTCTGTTTTTATAAACTGGTAATGTCCATGTGTATTAAAATATTCATCATCTAAGTTTTCCACAACTGGTGTAAATCCATGAGGTTGACTGTACCATCCACTTGCAACATCACAATCCATGCTTAGTAGTTTAGTAAAATGTTCCACTGTGAATACTTGATCGCTGTCGATCCACATCATGCGATCATATTCTATACCATTGAATGGCTTTTGATACATACCTTTAGATACGTCTGCACCTGCTACTTTACAACGAGCAAAATTTACCATACTACTGTGTTGTTGACTTAGTATAGGTTGGTGTCCATTTTGTAAACACCAAGTCCATACACCTATAAATGATTGTAAAAATATACCACTATAGCTATTACCTGGCAAACAAAATACTATTTTCATAGGCTCACGTCTTCTAATCCTGCGGCTCTTAGTTTTACAATGTTATTAATCTGAAACTGTTTGGCATCAATGGCTTTGATCAATCCCATAAACTTATTACGGATCAATGCTACTTCATTGATAATATGCTGTTGGTCAATAACTTCGCTCTCGCTGTCAGCATACTTTTCAGCATCTCGACTACTAAGTGCTTTGTTATATCCTTCTAGATATTTTCTGTAATGTTTGTTACGTATCCTGCGCATCTCAATATTAAGATGTTCAAGTATAGCTTCTAGTTCCTGTAATTGATTAAAACGATACTCAACTATTCCAGGCATGTCACGTGAGTGTTTTTCTACATTACCTTTGAGTCCACAATCTAATCTTGCTTCATCTAGTTGCGTTTCGAAGTAATCAATCGCAGGAACAATATTAGCTATATTTTTCTTTACTTTACTATACCAGCTCATTTACCAATCATCGTATTCATCCGAGTCCTCATCAATATCATCATATGCATCTTCATAATAACAATCTCTGAGCACTCTGTCAAGTGTTGAGTCGTAACCAAACCATTCATCGCACACTTCATTTAGATCGCAGATATTTTCGTTGATCACAGTTAAGAACTTTTCACATGCAATTTCTTTGTCTTTGGCACTAATATAAGGTTTCATAGATAGCCACATATCAACGTATGCGGCTATCTCACTGTCATTCATTTTCATTGGTTAATTCTTCCTTGGGTAAGACGTCTTGTTCATCGTCGATATTTACCTCCGGAAGGTCTTCTACAGCGTCTACGACATCATCGTCCCATTCGCTCATAATAAGATCCAAAGCATTATCTTTGTTAGCATTCCAAGGTTTGCGGAACATTTTAATCACTTCGCCTGTTTTAGGACTAGTGTATTCTAAACTGTTACCACTCTTCTTTAGAATTTCTTTTGCTTCAAAGAATTCAACAAGTCCACTGTATGGACTCATTCCTGTCTCATATGGAATTTCTACTTGTACACTTTCAAAGGGTTTAGCATAACGTGTTTTCATTACTTTACACGCCGCTCTAATGCCATGTACTTGTGATGTTTTATTACCATCTGCGTCTACTTTTAGTTTGAGTTTACGCATAGCAATAACAATACTACTTGCATAGATAAAGCCTTGACCACCTGAGATTTTATCATCTGGGTCAAACATATCTTGTGATGCATATGTATGGTTAGTTGCTAGTAGTCCTACGTTAAATTCACCAAACATGTTAACTGTGTTTCTAACAAGCGATGTTAGTGCTTTGGGCTTACGACCCATGTCACCTTTCATATCACCTTTTTGAAACTGATCAACATCAGTAGGTGTTAGTAGCATACCCAACGAGTCAACTACAAACAATACCTTAGGACGATCTTCATGATCTTTGTCTGTGTATTCTGATTTGTAGTCTTTCATAAAGTCACTGATAGTTCTAGCAACATCGTCGATCATACTCATATTAAGTTTGAGTAGTTTATCTTCTGCTGTATCAACGTCTAGTGCATGCAACCATTTTTCATCTAGTGCATTTTCACTGTCAATTAGTACTACAAAGATACCTTGCTCTTGTGCTGACTTGATTACATTACCTGCCGCAATATAACTTTTGCCTGCCCCTGATTCACCTGCGAGTACTGTTACTTTACCTAGTGGAATACCTTTTTCAAATTCTCCACTGATTAGTTTGTTTAGTGTGTAATTACCTGTACTGATCCATGTGTCCGGATCATTAAACCCAACACTTAGTCCGGGCACCGCTTTGGTAATACTTTTGCGGAATTTACTTACGTCAAAAGGCTTTGCCATTAATTTCTCCAAGAATATAATGTAGGCGACTATTGCCGCCTACTGTGTTAGATGTTTTGATTATGCTCCGCGATTACGAATTGCTGCCAAAATGTCTTGCGCACTTGGCTTTTCACCACCATCATCTCCTGCTGGTGCTGTTGCCGCTACTGCCGCCGCTACTGCTTCCTGTTGTACAGGAGGAGTAACTGGAGTAGGTGCCGCTTCTGCTACTGGTGCAGGTGCGGGAGTAGGTTGCGGAACACTTTGTGCCGCAGGTTTGGCCGCTGAATTGTTTGGCGCACTGTTAGCAGTGTCAATTTGTACACCAGCTGGACGATAGAAGTTACCGAACAGTTCTGGATCATACAATTGACCATCAACACTTGCTTCAAACATTTGACCAATTGCAGTCAATTCAGCTTCAGTTGGCTGTTTAGGAAGAAAATCATTTAGATTAAACAACCCATGTGTGTCAATTGCTGCACGTTCGTTGCTGTCTAAACTACGCTCTCTGCGGCTCCAGCTAGACGTTGAATAGTCTGCATACTGACCTTTAGTTGTCTTTGTTAGACGGAAATCAGTACCTTGTTCAATATCTGTTGGAAGTTCAGTGAAATCACTGTCCATCAATGCACCTTTAATGATGTTAAAGATACTTGGATTGATAATAAACCTACGAATTGGATTGTCAGGAGTAGTATCTTCTTGTAGACTGTTTTCAGCTACAAAGCCTTGGAATACGTAACTACGCTTTTTCCAATACTTACGACCCATGTCTTCTAAGTTAGGATCTTTAAACCAGTTGCGTACTTCTGCGAGTACTGGGCAACTGCCCACTGGACCCCACATTTCGTTACACGGAACGTTCACTGTAACTGCACGACTGTTTGGATCACCTTTTACACCTGAAAATCCTAAACGAATCATTTGACGCTCACGCCAAAAGTAAGTATTACTCGAATCACCGTCTGGTAAGAAACGAATTACACTTGTTGAATTTTCTGGGATATTCCAAAATGGGAAGATAGCGTTATCGCCACCTGAGCTAGATCCGCCTCCGCGGTTTTCTTGTTGTTGTAATTTTGCACGAATTTCTGCCAATGTTGCCATAGTATTTCTCCTATATTTTGCCTATGTTTATGCCTAAGTATGCCTTTGTGACCACTTATGTAATCACTATTATATGTGTATTTTGTGAGGTTGTCAACTAAAAAGTTTATCGAAATCGTATTTTGTAAATGCGCCTTCAAATGTTTGTTCATAGTTCTCACTGGGTACACGGGTTGTTTCACTTGCTGATGTTTTCAACTTAGGCATCAATGTTTTAATAGCACTTACTGCTTGTTTTAACATAGCACCATCTTTAATATTGTCAACCTCATCATTGAATCTTGCAAGTAATACACTTAATTGATCCTGATCTTTGCCGCCATCAATGACGCCACTTAGATATTGTGCAATTGCACCAAGTTGTTGTTGGATTGGATCTCCAACAAGTCTCTTGCTTACCATTGGATTTTCAGGATCATTCTTGATATCAACACCTTTGCGTAGTCTAAC